CACAGAAGGTAGGACTAAAAAAGGAGGAGAGAAAATGGAAAATGAATAAACAAGATACTCCTTTTATTTCTTTATTTAATTATAAATATTATCTATTCATTGATCCAATATACAATTTTCCTTTGGATAAAGCAAGTTTTTCTCTAGCTTCATTTGCAAACATTAATGACATAACACAATCATCATGATAACCATTAGGAGCATTAAATGTCATTGTTCCATTAGCTGAAATCTTATAACTATATGCTTGTAGTTCTTGTTTTAAGTGTGGAAATAGTTTCTCATCAGGTAATTCCAACTCACCATTCTGTATCTTGTAAATCAGGTTTCTAATACCTTGATTCTTACTATCATTGGTAGTAATGAATGCTTGAGACTTTTTAATCTGTTTAGAGACTAATTCATACATAGCTCTACCAATCCCATTGGTTTCAATAAAACCACCATGTATGGAGTATCTTCTGAGTTCAGCAATGAATATTTGTGATAGTTCTTCAAATGACTTACCATTATCTCTAATAACTTTGCATACTCTGCCTGATTCATCCATAATTGTGAGGACTGAATAGTCATTAGACAATCCAGTATCAAGTCCAAAATAATATCTTCTGTTTGGCTGTTGTACATTCCATTGATTTATATTACATACCATATCTACTCCAGTAAATACATCATTACCACTCTCAGTAAATTGAGCTAAATATTCTTGTTTGAATATATCAGGTGGTAAAGACTTACTCTGTTCAGCAATAAATTCAGCATCTATATGTGGATTATCTGTTGATATACCCATGAATGAGATGTAGTCACCACCATCATCAAGCCCCTTAAGGTAGTGGGTATAAAACCAGTTTTTTGACTTAGGTGTAGATATAATTAAACATTTTTTCCCTATAGCTGATAATGTAGGAAATATTGCTTCATTAACTGCTTGTTCCTTAATAAATGCTGCCTCATCAATAACCATATAGTTAAATGAGAAACCCCTAATTGAATCATACCTCTCAGCACCTAAAAATTGAACAGTTGAACCATTTATAAATGTAATAGTTAAATCTGCTTTATTACTGGATTTAATTAACTTGAATGATGCTGCTTCTAGTTCTTTGAATACCTTTTTAGACTGAGTAAATATTGGAGACACCCATCCTGCTTTCTGATTAGGTGTTTTCAATAACCAATACAATAATAGGTTTTGTGCTAATAATGATTTACCAAACTGTCTACCAGTACTTACTACTCCAAACTTATGTTCAGTATCAGCAAATCCATCAATTATCTTTTTTTGCCCTACATGAGGTGTAAATAAAGTTACTTGCATTCTCTCTCTTGTTTGTTTTGTATACTACTTCATTATTAGGATCAAACACAAGGAAATACCTTTGTTTGTCATGCATTGTATCAAATATCTTATATCCTTTATAATGTTTTACCATAACCAGTATCTTGTTCTCCCCAGTTTAACTCAATGTTACCTTCAATTTTGGCTTCTATCTTCTCAATATCATTACCAGTGTATTTGACAATCTGATCAATTGCTCTCTGTCTTACTTTCTCATCATCACTAGCCATTAGTTCAATAAGTGAATTCATAGCTGGATCAAGCATACCATTTAATTTGGCTTTCCATCCCTCATTATATCTCTCCTTAGCAGTCATCCAATAAGCAGTGTATTGTTTTTCACTCTTATCATTATACTCCTTTTTACAGAATGTTAACCATTCTCTATGTAACATTGGGTTCTCTAAGTTGTATCTTAACTCCATACACTTATCTACCCTAGCATCTGTTTCTGCTTTACTCAATTTAGTTCCAGCCATTTGTATGTTATTTGTGTGTGATTATACATATTAACTTAGTCTGTGTTGGCTCTCATGTGGGAATACAGGAGGAATTTGTGGGTTAACTGCATTTCCTCTATGAAGTCAATATGTTCAGTGCAGTCATCCTTGTCTTGCTTTAACATGTATAAAAATGCTATTTCCTTATTGTCATTAATAAAGTCTCTCACTAATGTACAATCTGTATCTGTATCCATCATACTTTGTTTTTATTTAGATTAGGTTTATGTAACTGGATGTAGTGTGTTTCTCTATCAAATAGAATTTCTCTATCACATAACTCCAATATCTCCACATCAAATGCTTCCCAACCATATTCCTTAATTAGTTTATATAAATTTTTCTGTTTACCCTTACCATATGCTTTTCTATGTTTATAGATTCTACTTCTAATATTGGCAGAACATCCAATGTAAGAATCATCAGTTAACTCACATGATATCTTATAGACACCACATTGTTTAGGTATTGATTTTGATATGTGATTACCTGGGTATTTTTCAGGATTTTCCTGATAATACCTGTTCATATAGTATTTATAGGCTATTGGATCTTTAGCTATATGAGATTGTACTCTATCATAACTACAATTCTTACAATATGATTTTAGTACACCTTTTTTCTTATTTGAGTAATGGAACATATCTACTGATAGTTCCTTACCACAATCTTTACACTCCTTAGTCATCTAATAATTCTCCTAAATCCATATCATTGTTAATGTAATAATCTACTCTCTCAGGATCAAGATACTTTCCTCCTTTTTTGAATCTACTTTTACTATAATAGTAGGTATTCAAAGAACCATTACCTTGTTTCTTTTCATTACTTGAGGTATCTCTTTTTCTACCTTCATTTACATTATGTCCTTTTTTGAATGGGCTCATTTCTTCTTTCTACCTCTAGTTGGTTTATTATATACTGCTAATATCTCTGTCTCAAATTGATTATAAGCTGAATTAGCTATTTGAGCTGTTACCTTAAATTCACAACCACATGAAGGAATTCTTCTATTTTGTTCCATTATAATGTTAATGGCTTTAATAAATTTAGGTATAGTAGTCTTATCTATCTTTAATCCTCTCATGGGATTGAATTCCTCAACTAACCATGTTGCTTCTTGCTTACTAATCTGCATTATTCTGTGTTTTTACCAACATATTATCAACTACCATTGCTGCTATGGCACCTGTGGCAGCTGTAAATAGGTCATGGGTTAAATACAGGATAATCCAAAATGAAAGGCATTTTGAGCATGTCAATAATTTTGTCACTTGAACAAGATGCATTGCTGGTTTGAATTTTATTCCTAACCTTACTATCTTACCTATTAACCATTCTACTACCTTATCTTTAGTTGGCTGGATTGGTTGAAAATGTTTTGTGAATAATAACACTACTGCTATCACTCCTATGAATTGTACTAGTTCCATATATCTGTATTATGTTATGTTATTTTGTCTGTAGTTCTGCAAGATATTCTCTTACATTTTTCCTTGTATTACTTTTTCTATTCTTATCTCTGGATGTTAGTACTTCAGCTAAGTTATCTACCTGAGATTGTAAATCATCAATCTGTTGCTGGTAATTAGTAGTTGATTGTGTGTTTTTTCTGTGGGAAATACTGTGTTTACACCACTGCCATAATGTCTTCACATATGGTTGTATTACTATTCCTACTGCCAAACTAAATGCTCCTAAACAGAACATAATAAAACTCATTTTTTCCATTGTTGTTTATATTTAATTATTATTTACAAATTTCTCTTACCTCAGCTATTGCCTTATTTAGATCCTTTATTAGGTGGACTTTCCCTATATTATAATGCTCATATATCTCCTGGAGTGTCCAGTTTGAGTTGAATTTCTTATCCCATAGAGCTTTGAGGTACCAATCAAGTTGGTTGACTGCTTTCTCAAGACAGTCTGATAATGTTTCCTCACCATCAAAATCCTCCATCTCATACCCTTCATTATAATAGGGATTGTCTGCATCACTTTCTATCACTCCACTTCTAGCTGACATTTTTAACTTTCTATGAGTTCTATAGAATGGTGATGTTCCACTTCTTAACTGCAACCCAGCTCCTGAGAGGACATACCATTTCAACTTACCATTATCTAACATTCCAGCTATCTTATCCTCATCCATGTTGTATAGGTCAAGGATGATGTGGTGGGCTAAGTCTAGAGCATATTCACTCATCCCTCCTTTAGCTATATTTTTAGTGATTTGTCTAACTATCCAGTCATACTCTTCTTTCACCCATTCATTCAATCTATCTTTAACCATATCAGTTATTATTGTTTCTAAGTCTGTTCCCTCCCCCTCCATATACTCAGCAGTGCAACAGATTATATCAAAATGTACTGAGTCTTAACTTCAATTGTGGTATCTGATCCAACAACCTTCTGTCTTTAATGTAGGGGTTGAAGTGCTACACCCATTGTGCCTGCTTATGCAGTTATAATTATATGTAAATTTTCTTAAAATGCCAAGCTACTTTCAAAAATATGATAAAATATATGTTTTAATTAGTAACTGTCAGTTTTAATTAGGGTAGGATGTCTACCTTGCTATACCTCTACAATAGTTATTAATGTAATAAGGATAGTTTGGCTATCCAAGTTACTTTACTTATATTAATATTAACAAATAAAAACATGGCAGGAGATTTACAATTTAATGATCAATTAGCAGATAGTAAGAGATATGAGGATATGGTGTATAGACATCTTATATCATCTAGAGGATTTGAAATACCTAAAA